ATGTGGAGGTCAACAGCCGACAAGGTAATCCGTCAACGGATTGCTAACGGCTCTGGCAATCGTCGCTACCGCTTGGTAGCGGTGAAAGGCTAAGCCATGCCACGCCCAAAAGTCAGAGTCCCTTTCGTTTTCACTAAGTCACGACCTCATAAGGTCAAGACCAAGTACAATCGCAAATCCAAACACAGAAAAAGTTATGACTAAACAACACTTCGAAGCCGTTGCAAGAACTTGCAACCTCTCTTACACTCACGCACCAAGCGAACAAGTCGAGAACATCTTGACAACGCTGATTGTCAACCTAGCCGATAGGTTCGAGCAATTCAATCCACGCTTTAACCGCTCAAAGTTTCTTGCGGTTGCTTTAGATGGTGAAGCTGTGCCTTCCCTTCCCAAAGGGGCTTGCCCTGGCAATGTTGACACATGGGGATAAACACATGGGAAACATTAAAGTTGACATCAACCCAAAAGCTTTAGACCAATCGCTTTTCGTTAACCTCACCAAAAAAACACAAACTAACCAAAAAAACATTATGAAGTCATTCCGTTACTATCTTGAAAAGTACACCAATCCCATCAATGTGGTTGCCTATTCGGTCAGCTTATACATTTGTCATGTTGTCCTAATGGACTGGATTCGATTCGTAAGTAGTTGATTATCAGCTACTTACGGGCCGAGGGCCGCCGGGGCGCCCTAACTACCTGACTATCAATGACTTACAAAAGCCCCGTACAAGTTGCGTGCCAATCTGTTTTTGACACGCTAATTTTTTGCGTAACTCCTTGAGCCTCAATGACTTACGCACCAAAAAAAGTCGAACTTGCGAAAACTCCCGAAACTCTCCGAAAAAAGTTAAAAAAAAGTTTTTTTCGTAAAGCTCTAGTCATCAACACCTTACGCAACAGAAAAGCTAGTTGAAAAGAAAAAGTTTGTCTTTTTGAAAAAACCTGTCATAATGTATTTATAAACAATCGAGAAAGGCAATGAAAATGAAAATCCCAAACTAAGCACCGAAATGGGAAGTGGTGCCCCCAACGATGACAATGAAAACAAAAACACCCAATTAAGAGCCGTAAATGGGCAGTGGCTCCCCCAACGATTCTGACAATGAAAACCAAAATCCCAAACCAAGGGCTTTAGACGGACTTAGCCCACCCAACGATTCCGAAACACTTTTAAGACATTATGACAAAACAAGAAAAAATCGCAAAGCTCGAGAGAGATCTCGCTTGGTGGACTGCCAAGCTCAACCGTTCCCGCAAGCCTTCGCTTGCGTCGATGCGTGCCATGCACGCAAACCATATCCGCAACGAGCTTGCGAAGCTCAAGGCTGAGTGAGAAAAACATTTAACAGTATGATAGACACACAAGAAAAAGAAAAATTGCTCAAGAAATTGCGGTGGCATCAGGCACAGCTTCACCACTTTCTCAACTTGTATTATAACAAGGAGAAGTTTACCGATTCAGAGCGTGCCTATTATAAGAAGTATACCGATGCCCAGTATCGCAAACACTTAGAGCTAACTGCTAGACTTCAAGACAAGCTCAACCAGTTTAAGACTGAAGCTATCTTCTAAAGGTAAGGCGGTGTTTAAAAAAAGCCCCCCCATTTTTTGGATTTGGTGTGGGTGCTTAGTCTGAGAAGTGCAGCGGGGGGGTATTTCTCAAACGCAGAGTAAAATAATTTACTATAGAATAATTGCTCAGGCGAAAAAAATCGGACCTATCATAATTTATAAAGTAATAAATTCCCTCCCCCTGTGTGGTTATTTGAGTTTACCGAGTTTTTTAGTCTCTTTTCTGAGTTTGGGAACGGCAGCAAAGGAGACAAGGAGGTATAGAACAGCCAATTCTGCTGGGTTGTTGGATTTCTCAATCCGTTCCATGTTGTCAGGTATTAGCTCCTTAAGAGCCTCTCTGTAACTCAGGGGCTTCCCTTGTTCTTGTGTTAATTGATCTTTAATTGAATTTAATACTTTAGCGAAAGAATCGGGAGAATCCTCAAGTAAATTAATATTATATGTTATATCTGTCATTATGTTTATATTAATAGGGATGTTTGATATTCCATTTTCCCCACTGGAGGGAAGTCAGGCATTCGTCGTCTCCGGTAAATAAGGGTTTAAGAATAGTTATTAGGTTACGGCTTTCAGCCAGGGCTCTGGATTGATCCTTGCCACAAGGCCCTGCATACCACTCATCACAGTGTTTGATGTGGAATTGGAGGTTAGCCTTAAGGAAGTCGATTTCTTTCCAGAACTCTTGGTTTGAATCGCGTTTACATTCTTGGAGAATGCCATGTTCGAATCTTTGTATATCCACAAGATTGTGTTGAAGTTCAAACATTCTTTCTTCCAATGTAAAATAATCGGGCCAGTAGTTCATGATTTATTTTCTTTCTTTGTTTTATCTAGTTGGGAATGGAGTTCCTCTATTTTTTTCTCTGCATTTCTTTCGTCTTGGCGACCTGTTTCAAACAGGACCAAGGCGGAGAGCATATCTAGGGATCCATTTTCATCTACAATTGAGCCTAGTAGATTTAACTTAGTTACCGCCTCCAAGGTGGTGATGGTTCGGCCTAGATTTTCCTCTAGGCTGTATTTGCATCTATTGATCATGGTGGCTAGCTCTCGAACTATTTCTTGAGCAGGCTTCTTCATTTTATTGAAGGCGGCCTCCATTTTATCATTATGCGTTTGTAGTTTGGCGTCAGCCATTTGAATATCACATTTTAATTGCGACATGATTATACCTTAGTTTATTGTTATACTTGGGGAACCTTTAGCGGCTCCATAATTACCCTTTTCCTTAAACAAGCGAAAGCGGAAAATTTTTTTAGGACTTTCTTTAAGTTTGCGCTTGGATACTGGCAACGGTGAAAGTTTGGGGAGTGTTCGTCGCGACTCCCGCAGAGAATTAGAATGATGGGATGGTATTCGATACATTTTATCTATTTTAGTTAACGTTCTTTTAAATAAGAGAAGCACGGTGCCTCTCGTGGGCTGTTAATATATTACTTGTCCGTTTAGTGGAGGAGTGTGAAAAAAAAGTGAAAAAAAGTTTATCGTTCATATAGCGTCTTGTCCTGTGTGGAGAAATAGGGAAAAAATTTCTTAAAAAAGTTTTTATACTCATATTCTTCTTCTTGTACAGCACAGCCAAAAACTAAAATTATTTTAGCATTTTTATAAAAAAAGGATGGGTGCATATACATAGTCTTGGATTACCAAGACCCCAGCCGGAAAAAAACTTTCCTAAAAATTTACGTCCACCAAGGAGAAGTGTCGTTTTTATTCTTTTTCCTTACGAATATAACCACTGCCTTGAGTTGTGAAATCATCGTGAGGGTTTCCAGCTCAAACCCGTAATCCTCCAATATATCGGAAAGATCGGTAGTATGAAAGATATTTATTTTAAGAGAGAGTATCTCTTCATTCTCTGTATCGCTTTGTAAATAACTGTTGGAAAACTCGCAACAAATGTTATTTATGGATTTTCGCACAGATTTTTTTATATTTAGGCTCTTTTTGGAGTAAGGTTGTAACAGGAGGAAAAGTTCCTTCTTTCATTAAATCGGCAGGAGATTTCCCTTCCAATACTTTTCTAGGACGTTTTAGCCAGCAGGCGGCATCATAGCTGCTATACATTTTAGATAGCGCTGTCATAATTTCGTGAAAAGTCATATATTATATATACACTAAAGTGAATATAAGTGTACCTAAGAAGGTATGCCACGTAAAAAATCAGCGGGGGTAATCATCCCGCAGATGCCGCAGAAGATTACGATAAACTGCAAAAAGTTAGATGACAAGCAGTTAATGTTCTTGTCGAAGGCTCTCGACGCTAAAACAAAGATAATGTTTATTAATGGGCCGGCAGGATCATCGAAAACATATATGGCAGTATACTCGGCCTTACGGCTTTTAAGTGCTCAGGATGAGCTGGACTTGTTATATGTGAGAACGGTTATTGAAAGCGCTGACAAAGGTCTTGGTGCATTACCTGGAGATCTTGAAGAAAAATTCAATCCCTATATGGCGCCTCTTAATGATAAGCTGGAAGAGATGCTTCCTCACAACACGACTGTTAAGCACGAGCTTTTTAGCAAGGGTAGGATTGGGGCAATGCCTATAAACTTTCTTCGGGGAGCTAGCTGGAGAAATAAAGTGGTTGTAGCTGATGAAGCTCAGAATTTCACATTTAAAGAATTAACTACTCTGGTTACTAGATTAGGTGAGAACACTAAATTATTTATTTGTGGGGATTCCATGCAAAGCGACATTAATGGCAAGACTGGATTTATGGATATGTGTAAAGCTTTCGATGATGCTTCTAGTCGCCAAAGGGGTATTGAATACTTCGAATTTGATGAAAATGACATAAAACGGAGCGTAATCCTCAAGTTTATCATAAAGAAGCTGAATTCCTACTTAAAAAAGTGTAAATAATTCACTATAATGGAATTTTATAACGTAAGAAAACGAAAAAAGGTAGAAATACCTGTAGATAAAATAGAAAAACGCCTTTTGGAAAGCAAGACCAAAAGTGGGGACGTGAGGACTAGATATGCATTTGCTACCGTTGACGACGATGGTACTAAGATGCTTAAATTCTGTAAGAAAGAAGATTACGACGCGTTTCAATGATTGGGTGGGAGGTAGCTGCGTATGTGATTGCCTCGGTTTTCTCATGCCTGGCAACACTTGGCGCTGTCTATCTGCGGCATAAACTTTCGGCTAAAAAGTGTGAATCAATTCAAGAAGAAACAAAGCACAACGAAAACGTTTACACTGCCCTCAATTATACTTTAGAGGAAATGGGAGGCGACAGGGCTTATGTTCTGGAGTTTCATAACGGGATTCATTACTTTTCCGGAAGGGGTCAACAAAAATTCAGTTGCTCCTATGAGATAGTACAAGAAGGTATTAGCGCTGAATGTCATAATTCGCAAGACCATAGGGTTTCTAATTACCACACTTATATAAGTGAGTTGGTTGAAAAAGAGAAATTTGAATATATTGATATCAATGAAATGGAAGATCATGTCTTTGCGGGGTTGCTTCACCAAAAAGGAGTAAAGAGTATTTATAATGTTCCTATTAAAACTTTAAATGGTAAAATCATTGGAATCTTGGGAGTAGACTTTGTTAAGAGACATGCTCAAAAAAATACATTGGGGTTTGGCGCTGAAAAGAAGGAAGCTCATTTTAACGAAGAAGCGTTTCATTTTATGAAAAGACAAGCTCGGATAATTGCGGGCTATCTTTTGTAGTTGAATAATAACAGTTTACGACATATAATAAGAGTGCTATGAATTCTCAGTACTGTAGTTCGTGTGGTAGCAAATTTGAGTACATGTTAAGTGTGCCTAATTTTTGCCCATCTTGTGGAGTAGGTTTAGGTGGTAAAACAACGCCAGCTCCCGTAAAGAAAATAAGTCGTGCCAGCATGGGTCCAGCGCAAATAAACACTGATGACCCTGAGGGTGTAGATATAAATGAAGTACCTCGATTACAAGGGTTGGAGTATGATATAGATGGTGATTATTCCAGTGTGGGAAGCCGCAAGATAAATTTGGGTCACTTACTCGGAAATCAAGAAGGTCAACCCCAACAACCCCCAACCCCACAACCTCCTAAGACGACTAAGGCTAAAAAGAAAGGCGGCAGGCCCAAAAAAGCTAAAGCTTCTCAACCTCCTACTACAGCCCAACGATTTGAAGCTGTTAAAGGTACTATCGACGAGTGTAAAAGCTCCGCTAATAATGTTGTAGATGTCCAAGAGTAAAAAATTTTCTTATAGTGATAAATCTGAAGTAATTGATAATGAGTTAAAAAAAAGAAGGGGGAAGTGGTTTTTAACCTCCTTGGCGTGGTTGGATTTTGAGGATGTCTCTCAGATCATAAGGGCTCATATCTTTCAGAAGTGGGATCATTGGGATCAGCAACGGGCATTGGAGCCGTGGGTAAACAAAATAATCTCCAATCAATTAAAAAACATTTTACGCAATTATTATAGTAATTTCGTGAGGCCGTGTCTTAATTGTCCCTTCAATCAAAGTCAGGATAGTCAAGGGGTTCCTAATGCATCCGGTGACAATTTATGTGGCTTTACTCGGAGCGGGCTTCAGACTTCAGAATGTCCTTTGTATGCAAAATGGGAAAAAACGAAGAAGTCTGCCTATGATATAAAGATGGCGATTGGGCTTGAGACTGAAACCAGCCAAATACGCAAACTGGAGTCAAGTTTCTTTGATATCGATCATGCGGAAGCTAAACTTCATAAAGCGATGAAAAAAGCTTTACCTGAAAAACAGTTTTATATCTATAGGTTACTGTTTATTAAAAACTTAGACGAAGAAGAAGTAGCCAAGATTCTGGGGTATAAGAGTAATGAGCGAGGAAGAAAAGCAGGATACAAACAAATAAAGAATTTAAAAAAGAAATTCAAACAAAAAGCAATAGAAGTATTGGAGAATACAGATATATGTCACTAAAACTTACAGATGACCAAAAAGAGTTCATAAAGGATAATCATAAAAAAATGCCCGACTTAATAGCTTTAACTAGGGCTGTTTTTATGGATGATAACATTGATGGCCGGAGTAAGGAGGGTAGAGCTGTGCGAGCCTTTCTCGTAAAGGAAAACCTCGACTATAATACCACCAAGCACCCAAAGGTAGAAAAAGTCAAGTTAACGGATGATCAAAAGGAGTTTACTCAAGAATATGCACGGGACGGGATGAACCCTTATCAGATTGCATCTCTCTTATTTCCTGATGACAATATTACTCCTTTGAGTAAAGAAACTTTGGTTATAACTGATTACCTGAATGAAAACGGGCCAGAGGGTCAGATAACAGAACCAACGGGGTATAAGTACGAATACATCCCTCCTAAGACGTCGACGGTACTTGTAAATAAGGTTAACGACGTGGCAGGAGTAGAATGGCAGCCCAATAAATTAAGCTTAGTTCAACGGGACTGTATAGACGCGCTGAAGCGCTTTTTATCTTCACCTAGATTTATTCAAACCATAGGGGCTTATCTTGACGTTTCAGACCGAGAACTTTTTGAGGCGGAGTTTATTCGGGGGACTCATGATAAATCTGACTTAACTACTGATGAGGTAAATTTATATATTAATGTTTGTATTGATTATATTAATTTAAAGCATATCCAGAAAGCAATGAACAAACTGGATAAAATGTTTGATGAAGCAGAGAGCCAACAAGAAATGACTGTGCGTTTGGCGGAGTTATTAAAGACAAAGAGTGAAGAATACAATCAGTGCGAAAAACGTATGGAATCCCTAATTCAAAAGCTTCAGGGAGATAGGGCTAAAAGAATAAACGCACAAAAAGATCAATACGCTTCTATTTTGTCATTGGTGCAAATATTTCAAGACGAAGATGAAAGAAAGCGTATGGTAATGATAGCAGAGCTTCAAAAGGAAGCTTTAGAGGAAGAGGCGCAACGGCTCGAGTCGATGCCGGAATGGAAGGCTCGTATATTGGGAGTTGGTAAAATAGATGTAATGTAATGGCTAAAGAACCTGCATATACTTATACTATAAAAGAAATCGTTAAATACATCGATGGGGATACGGTTGATGTTATTGTGGATTTAGGTTTTCATGTTTTCGTTAAAAAACGAGTAAGGCTCCACGGAATAAACACTCCTGAAGTGAAAACTAGAGATAAGGCTATAAAAAAGAAAGGGTTAGAAGCCAAGGCTCGTTTAATAGAATTATGCCAACCTAATAGTGATCCGGAGAAGTTTGGTACCCTAGTTTTAAAATGTCACGGTTTAGGTAAATACGGAAGGGTTTTGGGAGAAATATTTAATGGAAATTGCAGTGTAAATAGAATGCTCGTTATGGAGGGGCATGCAGTGGAATACCATGGCGGCAAAAGATAAATTCGAATGTCAAGAGTGCAAGCAAGAGTTCGCTAGCGAAAGGTCACTACACGCACACTTTAAAAAGCATAACTTAACGGTTGCTGAGTATTATACCTCTTTCTATCCTAGATATAATAAATTAAACGGGGAGCCTTTACCCTTTAAAACCAAAGAGGACTACTTTGCTTCTGATTTCTCTACTTACCAACAAATGATCAAATGGTGCAATGCATCTGATCCTCAAGAGGTTAAAGAGTTTTTATTAGGGCAATTAGAGAATAGAGTAAAAAACAAAGGCTTGGAATACGCTCCCTGTCATTTGGATATGCGTACTAAGAAGCTACCACCCCTGTCTTTCTTTAAAAAGCATTTCGGGAGTTATACTAATGCTTGTAATGAATTAGATATAGATCCTTTATACAATAAAAACATACCAGATGCCTTTTGGGATAAAAACCAAGAAATAGAAGATTTGGATATATTCATAGACACAAGAGAACAACAACCCCTGAAATTTAATAATTCAACAGAAATGAAATTAGATTTCGGGGACTATACAATAGGTGGGGATCACTATGACTATACTTATGTTGACAGAAAGAGCGAAAGCGATTTTAAGGGCACTCTAGGGGCCGGCTACAAGCGTTTTAAAAAAGAACTGGATAGATGTCGTGAGTTTAACAGTTATTTATATATAGTAATAGAAAGCGACATAAAGCAAATATACAAAAACAACCATAGACCCCATAAGTCAAATTTAACATATATATTTTATAATATGCGCCAAATCATCAAGGACTATCCCCGTCGTTGCCAATTTCTTTTTACCGGTAGCAGAGAAAAGTCCGTTGAACTAATACCTAAATTATTATATTATGGTAAAAGACTCTGGAAGGTAGATATGCAATATTTCTTGGATACCAGAGAGTACGAATTAAATAAATGAAAAAGAAGCATATAAAAGAATTAAAGAGAATTATTAATTATGATGCCGCCAATGCCGAGCATAAAAGGCTTCTGCGCAGATTAAAGAAATCTTATATGAGTTTACCCCCAGGGAAAAAAGTGGATTTAATTAAAGACCTGAAGAATTTGTTTGAGGTGGAAGAATGACCTGGGAAAAAGGAGTTCAAGATCTTCCCGGTTTTTTGCCGTCTGATGTAAATCAACGTATATTAAATACTTCCGGTATTCTTGAGGAAAAGGAAGCTGAGCTTCTTTTATATGATTTCTTACGGGATAACATTACATTTACCACTGATCTTATAAGTGGTATTAAATTATTTCCTTTTCAGCATATGGCAATTAAAGCAATGTTTGAAGTGGATTATTTTTTAGGCATATGGTCCCGTGGTATGTCCAAATCTTTTACTACCGGTGTTTTTGCTTATCTTGACGCTATATTAAATCAAGGAGTTGAGATTGGTATAATTTCTAAATCTTTTAGGCAGTCTAAACTTATTTTTAAAAAAATAGAAGATATTGCTAATAAGCCAGCCGCCCATTATTTAGCACAATGTATAAATAAAACTTCAAAAACGAATGACCAATGGACTATGGAGATTGGTCGTTCTAGAATTCATGCGTTACCTTTGGGTGATGGTGAGAAGCTTCGGGGCTTCCGTTTTCAACGGATTATCATCGACGAGATGTTATTGATGCCGGAACGGATTTATAACGAGGTTATTGTCCCTTTCCTTTCGGTAGTTGAAAACCCTACGGAGAGAGAAGATTTAAGTAACGCGGAAGATGCATTAATAGCGCAGGGCAAGATGAAGCCTGAGGATAAGTATGTATGGCCGAACAATAAACTTATAATGCTTTCATCTGCTAGTTATAAGTTCGAGTATTTATATAAACTCTACCATCAGTTTGAGGGGTTAATCCAGGGGTCCACGAAAACAAGTGGGGATAAGGCTAATAGAGCGATTATGCAATTTAGTTATGATTGCGCCCCGCATGCGTTGTATGATCAGAACTTGATAAATCAGGCAAAGGCTAGCATGAGCCAAAGCCAGTTTGATAGGGAATTTGGGGCGGTATTCACCGATGACAGTAGTGGATACTTTAAGATATCGACAATGGCCAAATGTACCATTCCAGAGGGGCAGGATCCAGCTGTAGAGGTAGCTGGAGTGTCGGGAGATAAATATATCTTATCTTTTGACCCTAGTTGGGCCGAAAGCGAAAGTTCGGATGATTTCGCTATGCAAGTCTTTAAGTTGAATGATGAACATAGGTTAGGTGCACTTGTTCATAGTTATGCAGTTCCCGGTGCAAAACTAAAAGACCATATTCAGTATTTTTATTATCTTTTAACTCATTTTAATATTGTAGGTATTGTGGGGGATTATAATGGAGGTGTTCAGTTTATTAATGCCGCTAATGAAAGTGCTTTATTTAAAGAAGCCAATATAAAAATAACCTATATTGAGGTTGATCTCTCTAAACCCGAAAATTATACTGGGGAAATTTTAGATCTTAAAAAACAATATAATCCCGACAGCAAGACTTATTGTATCTTAAGAAAACCAACCTCCCAGTGGATTCGTCAGGCCAATGAATTATTGCAATCTAATTTTGACCATAATCGTATTTGGTTTGCTTCTAGAGCGTCAGGTGATAACTATCATCGTCAAATAAACAAAAAAATCCCTATTGGAAAGTTGAAGTTTATTAATCAAAAAGATTACGATGAAAAACAAAGTAATGCTGCGAAGATGATAGATTTCGTGGAACACCAAGAGGAAATGCTCAATGTTACTAAAAAC